TTTTTTGGACTATGTTTCCAACAACAATACGAGGTTCAAATTATGAGCAGTCAAACCAATCCAATCATGGGCCAGCGTTCAACAATCGACCAGCTCGAGGACGTCATCGGAGAGATCCAGGCGATCCTAGAAATACTCACGCTGCCGGAGATCAAAATCCACCCTGACGCCGACATCGATCCGATCGGCACCGACGCCAGGCAGATCGAGGAGCAGATGCAGCGTGTCGATAATGACGTAAACGGCAACCCTCGCTATATCCTGCATTACCTGGCGTTTCACAACGATTACGCCACCGCCAAAGATATCGCCAATTCCCTGGGCTGGTCAGTCTACCGAGCCAAGAGCCACGGCGGGTGTTTTGTCGGTCAGTCCTACAGCACCGACGCAGATGCCCACTTCATCGCCAAAGCCCGGGCCCGCCACGCAGAAGCGAAAGGGGGTGCGGCATGAGGAAGATCGAGGAAGCAATGATCGAGGCCGTACAGGAGCGTCAGCCCTGGAAACAGGCAAACACGCAAGTGACCGTAGCGCACTCGCTCACCAGCAAAATAATCCGGGTGTATCTACACCGAAACTTGATCTGCGATCTGACCGTATATGACGGCTGGTTTGTGGTCAGGTTCGACCACTGCGGCTGGCTGACCAACACCACGAAGTCACGCCTCAACGCCCTGGCGCACCACTTGGGTTTCGACCCGATCCGCCAGATCGACGGCGAATGGTACTGGGCAGGCGACAAGTCTCGCCCTTTCGATCACCGCAAAGACTGGATGCGCGTCACAGCTAAAGCGCTCCCCGAGGAGGTGGCGGCATGAGTCACATAGCCTCGTTCGTTACCGATTACGCCATAGCGGCCATACACCGCTATTCCACGCCCGAGCACCACATCGCTGGGAGCCCGCACAGCCCGACCAGGCGCGAACCCTTCCCGGAGCAAGCCGTTTACCGAGTCGTATTTGTGGAGCGCCCAGAGGGGCAGCAGGGCCAGGTGAGGGAGGTATTTAAATGCCAGTCCAAAGCCGAGGCGCTGGATCTTGTGAGCGACATTCTTCCCGGAGCCAAGGAGGTGGCGGCATGACCGATTTATTTACCTCGACCCAGACTGTCACCGCCTACCGGCTGAGCTGGAAATTTATCCAAAGGGCCCGGCGGGCTTACCTTCCGGTGCCTATGCCTGAGCCCATCAAATCGAATCGCACTCATGCCTGGATCGACGCCTTTGGCCCTGGGGCACTTGAGCTGCGCTCACACGCTGATTACCTGGCACACCCCGACCAATATGCGCGAGAGCAGGGATACATCACGCCCGCCGATATGGCGACCGGCAGAGCTGCAATGCTTGCCTTTCAGCGCCCCGAAACCCTAACCGTGGAGGTTACCCAATGAGTGCCGATCGAGTGGAGGGCTTTACCGAGCTCTATGAAAATATCCGCAACGAGATCCTAAACAAGCGCGATTATGAGCGGGCGACCCGTCTAATCATTCTCCTGGCTATCCAGCTTGAGGAGCGCGAAGAGTCTGACGTTTGGTGGATTGGCGAAGATGACGAATTCAGCTTGGCCGATCTAATTATCGGCGCGTACTGGCATTACACCGAATGGCACGGGGGGCAGCGCTCCCTAGAGTACCGCGCGCTCTCATGCCTGGGGCAGATCTTCAATCCCGGGATGACCACTGGCCCAGAGGAAGGCGGCGAGCTCTACGCCTACGAAAGCCTAGCTGACCTGGCACAGCAAGAGATCGCCGCGTGAAGCTCTGGATCACGATCGAGGTCGAAGTAACCGATCCAGATTTGGATTGGGATAGCTCGACCTTCACACCAACTGATAACGGAGTCGGGGGCAAGCTCTTCGACTTCGATATCACTCTCACTTACTGCGGCCATGAGGTAGTCAACTGCGATTACGACAAGGCCGAGGAATACCTTTTAGAACGCCAATGGGGAGGCGATAACTATGCCGCAAACGGCTGACCAGGTGATCGAGGAGATCGCCAACGTACAGGCGCGCAGGGAGGCTATGGCTAAACTGCGCGAGAACCGCAAAGAATACGACCGACTGCTCGATCTGCTAGATGCCTCATTCGCTATGCAGGATTTGTGGCCTGGCGTGTTCGATCACGGCAAATGCAAAACCAAATGGACGCGGATCCCATTGAAGCCCCGGGGCCGCAACTATGGCATCGAGTACAAAGAGACTTTATTCATCACCAACGGCAGAGGCGAAACCCGGAAGTTTTCGGGCAAACTGGTGCCGACTGTGATCCCTCGCCCCTGGAATCAAGGGGGAAACAATGACTGACATATCCGAGCACTACATGGCACTGGCGTTTATTGTCGCCGTGGGCATCGCCCTCGAGATATGGACGTCGATCCCGTGACGGCCCGTGACTGGCTGAAAATAAAACGCACCCCACAGATCGAAATCAATCGCAAGCGCATCCAGGAGGACACTCAGAGCTTCCTGGAGCGCGGTGGGGAAATCCAACAGATACCGAAGGGGGTTAGTTCCTGGGATGAGGATGCCATCGAGTTCATGGCCAAGAAAATCAGGCACCGAAAGCGCGATGACTGACGGGCCTTTCACTGCGTCAGAGGCGGCAGTCTGGAATTTTCTGCTGTTCTGGTGCTTGGGGGATGCGGGGGCAGACCTTGAATCCCTTGAGCACTGGCTGTCAGATTCATGGAGCCCAGCCGAAATCTATATCGCTATCGCCAGCCTGTTATCCAGGGGAGCGATCCAGCAGGACGAGAAAGGTTATTATCCCATGGTAGCCGGGCAGGCTTACCGAAATGTCGGCGTCAACTGGAACGACATACTGAGCCTGGCGGTAGACCCTGGCAGGACGGTTCACTAATGGAAACGAAGATGATGTGCGCGGTGTGCTCCGAGGAGTTTATCGCCCAACGTAGCGACGCGATGTATTGCTCGAACAAGTGCAAGCAGCGCCGAAAGTACGCCAACAAACGCCAGGCGTATTTCTCTCAGCCGTGCAGGAGCTGCGGCATCGAGGTATTTACCAACGACAAGCGGGTTTTATACTGCTCGATCGAGTGCCGTGTTATATCCAAGATCAAGCGGGGTTGAGTCATAGCGCCGGCAGAAGTCAGACATCGCCAGGTTAAATGTTTTCCTGCGACCCCTGGGATCCCTACCCTCGAAATAGAATTGCTTGAGCGCCCTGGACAACGCAGGGTGCATTTCCTGCAGTACCCTACCCACCCGCTCCGGGATCATCTCATCGTCATCAGTGAATACTGTGGCCCGGTACCCGCTTTGGTAGTCCCGAAACATTGGCGACACCTTGGGGAAATCAACGTGCCGCACCTCCCTGGTTTCGGCATCAGCCCACATACGCAACAGCTTGTGTGCCAGGAACCGCTCAATCATTGCTGGGCCTCATAGAGCTCGAGGATCTTGTAAAGCCGGCGCTCACAATCCCTTTTCTCGCTCAACTCGTAAGCCGCCGCGGCCTGATCCTTCAGGGCCCGCATAGCAATCAGCATGGTATCCGAGCGCGCACATAGGGGCATGGGCCCCAGGTACTTACGCCGCTCCTCCCTCGCCTTCCACAGATCGAATCTTTCTTGAACACCCATATCGATATACCCCCGGTTCAATTCCAGCTCTCGATTTCGTAGTTCCAGTCAGCCTCCGCGAGTTTGAGTTGTTCCCTGTAATGCGCTGAGATTTCCTTTCGCAGCTCTTTGGTTGTTTTGTATGTCTGGTTTGCCTTCTCTCGAAGGATATCCATATGCCCCTCGCCCCAAATTTTCAGCAGGAAGTCATGGAATTCGATCGGGTTCGCAGTGAAATAACGGTGATGGTATCGGCACAGACAAAGCGCATTATCCATAGACCAACGCACAGATTTCTTAGCGCGCCCGTACACATGGGCGCAATCGGTGCCCTCCCCAAAACAATACTGACAGCGGTGCTGATCCCGGTGCCTGACCGCCTTGGAAAAGTGAACATCGCAGGCTTCCCGTTTAACCCCCACGATCCATCCTTACCGGCCATTTAGGCAGGGTGATTCCCTTGTTACCGAACGCCCTAACCAGGGCCTCGTAAACCTCGACATACTGTTTGGTAGTGGCTTCGGTAGTGGATTCCACCTTGGCGATCGCCCGCTGCATGGGACGCCATACCTCATCCTTCACGGACGCCTGGCTCCACGGGCACTCCATCTCGCCATCCCGGAATATCGAGGAATGGATCGACCTGGTGATGCCTGACTCGTTAAACAGATCAGCGACTGTGCGACACCAGACCTCGAGGGCCGCTCGCTGACGGCTCGACCTGGTGCGCCCGATCAGCATCGACAGAGACACGACATTGCCGCCCTCTACGATCTCAGTGACCCGTTTAATCAGGTGCTCGATCTGGCCCTTGCGATCGATAAAGAACCCCTCAGACATCGCTCACTACCCTGAGATTAGCCGGGGGATCGAACGCCTTGATCTTGCGGTCAGCCCTATCGACAAACGCCCTACTCCCCTTGGTCTGCCAGAGAGATATCGCGCCTTCGTATTTGCCATTGCGCTGCTTGACGCAACTCAGGAGCATATCCCGCTTGCTGGAGTCGTAATTCTCATCTTCGACCTCCATATCCTCGACCTTCGCGCGGAGCGCTGCTTGCCGCTTATCGTGCCAAGCGACGAGGATGGTATCCGGGGTGTTACTGATGTGACTCGATCCGTTGAACTGGTACTTGCCGGGGGCGGCGTGCTCGCCCTCTTGCCCCTGGGGTTTCTTCATGTGGTGTACAAGAATGATCGTGACCTGGAACTTTGCAGCGACCCGCTTGACGGTCTGCACAAACTCCCGCTCCCGCTCCAGATCGTCACACACGCCCATCATCATCAAGCAATCCAGGATAATGAGCCGGCACCCGAGCTGAGCAAACTTGATCGCCATACGGATGGCGTCATGCGGCTTGATCGAATCCAGTCGGTCGTAGATCACTAGCTTATCGTCGGCCCAATCGCACCAGCGTTTCAGATATCCCTCTGAAGGCCGGGATACAGTCGCGCTGATCTCTGCGAACTGCTCGATGATGTCCTCTGCATTGAGCTCAAGACTGCACACGCCAACCTTGTGGCCAGAGCGCATAGCGTAGGCCCCGATCTGGCTGGTAATAGTGGTCTTAAAGTGACCAGTGAAACCACCCAATAGCACCAGCTCACGTTTCCTGAGTGTCAGGTGCCCCTGGAGCTTAGCCCAAGGCAGATCCATGCCCTCGTCAACCTCTGACCGGCGAGCGATCGTGCGCTCTGCGAGCTGGCCAGCCGGGCGCATATCGAGCGCTTCCATGTCGGCCAGCTCAGACTGGATATCGATGTTTCTGAAATCGTCTATGTCGGGAGTCATGCCGCGATTACCCCCGCATCTGTAGCCGGGCCCAATGAAGCCTTTGCCGGCTCCCGGGACTGCCAGTTGGTACAGGCAGATTTCCAGCACTTCATCTTGTTCTTGCCCACCATCCAGCCATTCGCGCCGTAGTAGCTGACAAAGCGATCCGGGTCGAAGGTGTAACCCTTCTCTTTGATGTACTCCCGAACCTCGCTAATCGTAGGTGGAACAAAGGTTTTAGAGCGCTTAGTGGTTGTTGTCCCGTGACTGTCCCGTGACGGTCGCGTGACTGTCACATTTTCCTTCTCTACTACTTCTATATTCTTATTAGTAAGGGACGCTTCTTTTTCGGCTTTCTCCCGGGCACGTTGTCTCCGCTTCCTGGCTGCGCCGGTCGCATCCTTGGATTGCTTCTCGTCCCAGTTATAGATTTGCCACTGGTCACTGATTAAACCGACATCGACCAGTCGATCCTTGACGTTCTCGAGCTCGGTCGGAGTGAGGCCCAGGTGAACACTGACCATTCGATCGCGGAGCTCTGGCCGCTCATCGAGATATCCCTCCGCTTTAGCGCAGAGGAGCGAGATGTAATGCCAGCGATCCTCGAAAGCCAGGAGCTTGATGCGAGGATTCTGTGCGATATCGACGTACAACTTGAGCCACTTCACGCACTTGCCCCGGCTCTACGCCTGATCGCATCCCGGTAAAGTGCTCGATCCCCAGAGCTGAGCACCTTGCCCTTCTTCACTTCTGCCTCGGCAATCAAGATCAGTGCCTGGTGATATGTGTCGAACTTCGGGATCCTTGCGGATACGCCTGATTCAGTCTTAATATCGCGCCAATTTAGGCCAGCAGCCCAAAGGATTTCTCGGTGACTACAGCCGCTGCGACAGTAAAAAACATAGCCGTCCGGCTTCTCAGTGATTACCAGCTTGCGCGTTCGGCTCGAGCTGTCATGCGCTGGGCACATTGCGTCCCACTCCCGGAATCCCCTGCTGCTTTTCCTTTCCTTAACGCGGTCGAAATACCCCAGAATGTTTTTCATATTTACCCTCCTGCGGCAAAGATATATCCATTATGGACTGACTTGCAACTTTTTTTGGATCAGCAGGAGGTTAGTTGGCCTGCGATAAGTGACAACCAAACAAAATTTTGTCAAATTCGTTTATTTTCCATCCATTAATGTGTAATGTATGGACATGGGAAGAGACCACGCGCAGCCTAGTTTTCAATTCTGGATTCCGTGGTGACGGGGAAATAAAAATACCCCAGACAGCCACCAGGTAAGACCACCACTCATGTTCCCCAGGAAAGGAGCTCAGCGTGAGAACTGCTGCTGATATCCGCAGAGAAAACTGCCGGTATTTGTTAGACACAAGATTTCAAGGCGTTAAAAACCGCATGGCCAACGCAGTTGGCGTCACCCATATGCAGATAGCCCGTCTATTTCATGCAGGAGAATCCCGCAGGAATATGGGCGATAGGCTTGCTAGAAAGATCGAGGCCGCTCTGAACCTCGAGGCAGGCTGGCTAGATCAAGATCACGCCAAAACCGACACAATCATGCAGAAGATTGCCGGTCTTGATGCCGAGGGGCGTCAGGCTGTTGAGAAGATGGTTGATGCGCTAGTAAGGAATCAACGAAGCGACTGACTATAACGAGGTCGGAGACTCGCCCGGCCTCCTCTAATACTTGCAAGTTTTCCAATAAGATCTTGCTGTTCAATTCTACTTCGCGCATAGAAGCCTCCAGTCTTACGGCTGCCTGCCCCATACCTAGCCCCCAATAGATAGGTCACGATCGACGAATTACCTTAATTCATATTGAGGTTTTTGCCAAATTAAAATTCAATCTTTATGATAGAAAATAATATGATCCAATAAATTCCTTGATTGCTTATCTTTTTTGGACTAGATTTCACTCATAGCCCGCCACCAAAGGCCGGCGTTAAGGAGAAATCATGTCCGCAACAGCAATAACCAGGGCCGCTTCCGTTGCCCGCGAAACTATTGAGGTATCACAAGTCCGGGGCGCTGAGATCGTCACCCCCGAAGTCCACCACCACTGCGTCTTAGCTTGCATGGGCGCGCCAGACACCAAGAAGGCGACCGTCGCCTGGTTCACCGGCTTCTTCGATGAGATGAATTGCAAGCCCCACCGCTACGACTTCCGCACACCCAAAGGCATCCCGGAGTATTACCACCTGGGCTATGAATTTGCCTACGTCTACAGCCAGCAGCTCGATGCTCTGCGCGCTCGAGAGGAGGCTGATTATGTTCAGTGACCAGAACGATCTCATCTGCAAAGCATTTGTGCAGGCCCGCAGTAAACTGCGAAACCCACACCGAGACAGCCAGGCGGCTCGAGGCAAGTACGCAAAGCTCGAGGCGATCGTTGCCTTAGTCAATCCGATCCTGGTCGAGCACGGTTTAACCTTTACCCAAACGGTCAAATGCACCGCTGCCCATATGCGCGTCAGGACTACGCTGATCCATGAATCTGGTCAGACCATGTTCACCGACAGCGCACCTATGCAGTTTGGTGACAAGCCTACGCCTCAAACCATTGGCGGTTTGACTACATACGCAAAGCGCTATGGATTGCTGGCCATGCTGGGAATCGAGCACGATCTGGATGATGACGGCCAGACCGCCATGCAGGCGTTTATCAGCGAAGATGAGGACGCTGACGGGCCGAAGTCAAAAGGCAAGACCAAGACTCCGGCCAAGGCAGCAAAGCTGGAGATCAAAGCCGAGCCCGAGCCACCAAAAGCCCCGGAGCAAAAAACCATTGATGCCCTGGCGAAGAAGATTGCCGCCGGGGATCCGATTGCGGGAGCGATCCAGCTCCTCAAGTCAAAGGGATTGGTCGCTACCCCGGATCAAATGAAGATCCTCGAGGACGCAGTTCCTGATACCGGGGAGGCCGCATGATCTACGTTGACTTAGACCAGGGCACCCCCGAGTGGGAAAATTGGCGTGACGAGCACTGGGGGGCCTCTGACGCCAATAAGCTGATGGGCTCCAGCGCTGACCGCGAGAAGTTATTGCGGGAAAAGGCAACCGGGGAGAAAGAGCAATTCGATGAATTCACCTTGGCGCTTTTCGATAAAGGACACAAGGCTGAAGCCGATGCCCGGCCGATCGTTGAGCAGTATCTGGCGCAAATGGAGCCGGAGAATAGTTCGTTTTACATCCCTTGGAATAAGGGTGAGAGCTTCCTACTGCCCCGCTGCGGAGTAGTAGAACCCGCCGAGTTCCCAGAGGATCAGCCGGAAGAAGTGCGTGACACGCTGGCAGTCAAGCTGTCGGCGTCATTCGACGGGATCACCTGGGACGGCAAGCTGATCTGGGAGCACAAGCTCGCGAACAAAAAGTTGATTGCGGCACTCGATGCCGGAATGGTTCCAGATACGCACTACTGGCAACTGGAGCACCAGCTCTTAGTCTCCGGTGCGGAGAGGGCAATCATGTGCTGCTCTGACGGCACTGCCGAGAATATGCACATGGCTTGGTACACATCGAAGCCAGAGCGCAGAGCGAAGCTGATCGACGCCTGGATGCAGTTCGCCAGAGACGTCGAGAATTACCTACCCCCGATTGATGCCAGTGAGCTCGAGGACTTCCAGTCCCTAGAGAATCGCCGGAGCCTGATCGCAGATCAGATGCTCGATCTGAAAAAGCAGGACGAAGCGATCAAGCAGGAAATGCTGCACTGGCACGAAGTCAACGCACACGCAAGGCAGAAGGTGCAGGGCCGAGAGTGGCAAATCATCCCCATCAAAGGCCGCAGCTCTATCTGTTGGGAAAAAGCATTTAAAACCGAAGCCCCGCACATCGATCTGGAAAAGTACCGGGTTCATGGCGAGGACAGTGTTCAAGTAAGGAGAATGAAATGACCGTTAATACTGCAATTCTGATAGGCAACCTGGGCAGCGACCCAGAGGTGAAAGAGCTCCCCAGTGGAGCCCGGGTAGCCAACGTCAGCCTCGCAACGACAGAGCGCTGGAAGGATAAAAACGGTGAGCGCCAAGAGAAAACAACCTGGCACGACTTAGTTTTTTGGAATCAGCAGGCCGACATCGTTGCCGAGTACGCCAAGAAAGGATCAAAGCTCTACGTCGAGGGATCAATCGACAAGCGTAAGTCTGACCAGGGCGGTTACTTCACAGACATCAAGGTTAAAAACTTTCAGTTCCTTGATTCCAAGGGCTCCAGCTCTAGCGACTCAGAACCCAGCCAGGGCTCAGCGTTCGCAGACGAAGATATCCCGTTCTAGGAGGCAATCATGGAGCACATAGCCGACATCAGCATTGCTAAGCGCATGGATGACAACCGCCGCAAGCTAGACAGAGCGATCGAGAAAGCGCACCAGGAGCTCGATGGCGACCCGGACATGGTGAATAACCCGCCTCACTACCACATCGCTGGTACTGAGGTGGTTCATATCCTCGAAGAGATGGGCCCGCATTACAACGGAACAGAGGGCTTTCACATCCTGACCGCCGTTCAGTATCTGCTCCGGGCCCACAAGAAAAACGGCTGGCAGGATATTGAAAAGGCGCACTGGCATCTTTCCAGGGCCGTCACCGTAGAGGCGTCCAGTGATTAAAACCCGGGCGGATGTCATACGTTGGGCCAACGTTTTGATCGAGCACCACATGGTTCATGCCGCGGAGGATGAGTCTCCGCCGGAATTTATCAAGGTGGATCCCGTCGATTTAATCCAAGCAGCCATTGCCCTCGAGACTGAGGGCTTTGGCTTGCCCACAACCTTTGAAAAAATCAATGAGTGACAATATGCAAACCAAAGACTGTCCTTCATGCGGGAAGGTTGCAGTCGAAGTGATTTCGTATGCCCGCAGCGATAAGCCGGAAGGCGTCAGGATCGGCTGGTATTGCAGTTTTTGCCGCAACTGGGATCCCGCGATCGGCAGAGAGAAAAAGGTACAGGACGATGGCTAACTTGATCGCACTGGACAAGTGGTGTGAAGATACTGGGATTCCGCGCACTACGTTTAAAAACTGGAAGCGCAAGCTGACGAAAGGCAGGCACTACTATGTTGTGGGCAGAACCACGATCGTTGACCAAGAGGAGCTGACTGCATGGCTAAAGGCTTACGATGGCGACGAGGAGCGTGGGAGTGCCAGGTCACAATACATGGGCAGCGGCACTACAAGAGCTTTCGCTACGCCAACTCTGACGCTGGCCTACGAAAAGCGATCGCCGCCCGGGAGGAATGGGTAAGGCAGCTCACCCACGGAGAGCGCCGGTACGACTCCACCCTGCCCTTCGGCAATCTCGCTCAGGCGTTCCTCGATCAGACTGACGTAAAGCCTTCGACCGGGTACAGCTACAAGCAGATCCTTAACCAATACTGGATGCCGACACTGGCCACCAAGCCGGTGTATACGATCCGGCCATCTCATATCAGAGAGATCCTGGCGTCACACAACGTATCCCAGAAAACCAAGAAGAACGCTCTGATCCCTCTCCGCCTGGTGTTCAAGCTGGGCCTCGAGGAAGAGCTGATTTCATCGAACCCGGTGGATGCCGTCAGCATCAAGCGCCACCAGAAGCCCGCGATCCAGCGTTTCACGCCCTCAGAAAAGGCGAAAATTTTAGGCAGGCTAGAGGGTGACTCCTGGCTGTTTTACAAACTGGCGTTCGAGACAGGCATGAGAACCGGGGAGATTCTGGCGCTGAGATGGGAGGACATATCCGGGGATACGATCCTGGTCGAGCGCGCGATGGTTCGCAGGGAGATCACCGACACCAAGATCCACAAAGTGCGACAAGTGTTTATCAATCAGGAAATGGTCACCCTGCTCTCCAACCACCCTAGACGATTTGCCGGGGGTGCGATCTTCCTCGATCAGAACGGCAACCAACGCCGGGAGACGAAAAAATATCTGGCCGACTGGACTGCCACGCTCAAGAAGTGCCGGATGACCTACCGCCGCCCCTACATCTGCCGGCACACCAGGGCATCTGAAATGCTCATGGCCGGGGTCGAGCCCGCATTTGCGGCCAAGCAGCTCGGTCACACCACAGAGATGTTTCTCAACACCTACGCCGACTGGATCTCAGGTGTGAAGGATCGAGATCAGGTCAACCTACTCAACAGCATCTAGCCTGGGTAAATAGTGCGTTTGTCCCTCATTCACTCCTGCGGTTACTACTGCGGTTTTGTCGCGCTGTAACCCGCGTGGTTGCTAGGTTTCTGGCTACTCCTGCGGTTTTCCCTGGGGCACTCCTGCGGTAGCACACATCACCCCTGATAGGGCTTAACGTCCTTATCGTCGTTTTTCGTAAGTCAATAAACCTCCGAAACCTCCGGAAATCCCGGAAATCCCGGAGCTCAAAATAACCCGTGACCAAAATTTACAACCCCAAAAAACGCTGTAAGCCACTGTTTTAATTTGTGTTATTGCGTTTTTGCGCCTAAGTTTTGCACACTAATAGTATGGGTGGTGCGATTTCGACGAAAACCGCTGGACTACCCCAGACCTAGTATGTGCCGGCAGACCCCTAGAAGCTGCCGGCAGACACGCAGAAATGTGGCAAAAGGCGGGTAAAAGGCGGGTAAAATAAAGAGGCCGATCGTAACTTATTGATTACGATGGATAAAAATGGGGTGGCTGACGGGTCTCGAACCCGTATTGGAAAGTTTCGTAGATCCTCGTATAGCCTATAACTGCGGCCCGGGAGGGCGATTACAGGCTCGTTAGAGCTGTACGAGGATATAAAAGGCGGGCAAAAAAGGCGGGCAAGGTCTTACAGCAGTGTCAGCATTGGGGTCACTTCCTGACACCGTAATTTGGTCGCCCAACCATTGAGCAACCAAATATTTTGGTCGCCCAACTAACGAACGACCACTTTTTTCTGGTGGCTCTGCACTCACCACAGAGGGCGTCCTCGATCGGTACGCCCGCCTTGTTGCAGATATAGCAGTGCCGCATCAGCCTGCTGCGAAGGCCAGGAGGGCGATCAGAATTACATTGAACAGAACTGCGCCGATGAAGAACAAGCCGGCTTCTGCTTCTGTAAGGTGCAGCATCCTAGATTTGCACTCCTTTCCGATGGATTTAATGAACGTCATATCGATTACCTCGTTGGGTTGATGGATTCTGTAAGTGGGATTGCGGGACGAAGTAGGCTGGCCTGCCGCCTGCTGGATCTTTCCAGTACCGTTCATGCTTAGCGTCTCGAGCGTAAATGCCTCCGTGGAAACGGTATTCCCCGTTGCCGCCGGTCAGCAGATAAATAAAGCGACCGTCATCATCACGGTCGTGAACAATCAAATCGTATGTGTGCTTGCTCCTGGTTCGGACATCAACATCGCCAACGTCCGGGGCCCGCATCGTGCCTTTCCCGTCCCAGTAGATACCCAGGTGCTTGGCTAACGCCATCTCCCCCAGGGCACCTTCGATATGGAGCTGCCAATCATTTTTGTTTCCAGCGCCATACGCCGGGACAGCTCCGTTTTTCAGGTTTTGTATTTGTCGCTGTATGCCAACCTGGGCCGCGATCTGCATCTCGGCCAGAGAAAGTCTGATATTCAAACCGAAGTTATCAGCGAGTAAACGGAGTAAATGACAAAGCCGCTAACGCAAATACCCAGGAACACTGCAATGCAGTCGAGCAGGAGCTGCCGGCGCTTTCGTTGTTTGTATAGTGTCCGCTCCCGGCGCTCCTTGATCTCCCGCCGCATCGCCATCATCTCGCGGTAAACCTCAGTGCCATAGACCATGCAGATCATCGATCTGATAGAAGCCTCATGCTCTTTCAGTTTTTGGCGAGCGATTGTGGCGTTTAGCGCCTCCTGTTCTACTGATTCCCCGCCAAATAACTGCTTAAACAATGGCGGGTTTTCTGCCTCCTCCTCTGCCTGGGCTATGTCAGAAGCCAGCGTGTACCACTGGCCCAGCTTGACTGCCACCTTCTCGATCTCAGCCCCCCTGGCAACCAATCCTTCAATGCCCTTAACGACGGTGCCAGCCATCGCGAGCATAGATAAAGGATCCATGATTACTGCTCGAATTGTTCGGAAAGAATGTTAGAGGCGATTCCATACCTCTCGAGGATTTGTTGCGCTTTCTCCGGGCCAAGAACCCTGAGAGCGCCCAGGTACTCATTCCTGACAGATGCAGCGCTTAGCATCATCGGTGGAACCTGGCCTTGCATGAGGTAACCCATGTCGAGCTTCCCAAAATTGGCAGCTTTGAGCGTTTCCATAATCTGCAAGTCGCTAAGCCCTGCAGACCTGGATGCGGAAATCAGCCGCAGCGCCTCGTCGAATGTCCTTTGTCGCATCGCCAGGGAGCGTTCAACAGCCTCCCGTATACCTTCTTCTCCAGCTAGGTTTGGATCCCTCAGCACAGCTTTAAGTTGCGCGCTGGCTTCATTGCGGCGCTCCTTGATATCTATCGAGCGGAATCGCAACGCAGTCTTGGGATCGAATGTGGTGGTGCGGAATCCAAAGAAAGCAGCCGCCTCGTCCTCGAGGGTGTAGACCTTCCCGTATGGAGTGACCGGGGCCTCTACAGCCTTATAGATTCTCCGGGCGTTACCAATGATCCCTGGTTCCACTGCCTTAGAAACATGAGCAGCCATATCCGCAGCTTGCTGTGCGGCAGTGTCGCTATCGTTGTAGATTGCCCCACCAGTTGCCTTCTCGTTTTTGGCCACCTCAAACAATGCTGTGGCAAGAATGTCCGATCCGAAAAATGGTCGAACCATGTCCTTCGCCGCAGAAATAAACTCTTCTTCCCAGGGCTGGTCACGCAGAACCGCGTTGATCGGACGCTTGAAGTAGTTGTACGGATCCATAAAAGAAACGTCCAGGTACTCGAGCTGCCCTTTGTCGTTTCGTCCCATAAATAGGAAGTTGGAGTTTTCCATCCAGTACGGAGACATGAGACGGATCGCCTCCTCCTCATCATCAGAGACATCAAACATCTCTTTAGTGATGGACTGAATGGCATAAGGCATAGCCGCAGCCATACTCATCCCGGTCAACCGCTTGACACCCAGGGCCCTGCGGCCTGGAGTCTGCATATCCTGCGCGGCGATCTTCATCATGTTGTACTGAGTGCGGATGATTTCAGCCGGGAAGGAAACAAACGTGCCGGCGAGCGGGAATCTCCGCAGCGCGTTCACGAAATTACCGACCAGGGAATATGTCGGATAGGTATTGCGGATGCGGTTTGCGGCCTCGACTTCAGCCTCCGCTTCGCTCATGCCCGTGCCCAAGAGGTTCGCCTTTTCGTTCTCGTAGCCGACGATCTTCCAGAAGTCATCACCGAACTGGTACATCCGCTGCGCGACCGTTGCCAGGTCTTTGACTGTGCCCTGGACTGCACCCATCTCTGCGCGCTCACCATCGAACAACTTGGTTTCTTCCAGCAGACGCATCATCTCGCCGGCAAAGGGTGTGTCATAAACCACGCCGAGCTCTTTCAGCCTTCTTAGATACGCGAGCTTCCCGGCGTTACCATCACGGGTGAAGTATTCGCGCATAACCGAGAGCGATTTCTGCGTCTTTGTCAGATCCCAGTGACCGTTCGCCATAGCGAAGAAGGCAGCAGACATGAAGTTTCTGAACTGCGTGGTCGGTGCCAGGACGGTCTTGCCGAACTTAATGCCACCGTTCAGACGAATGATCGCCTCCGGCATCCCAATGAAGTCTCGCACCTTGCCGACATCGGAAAATGCCTGGGCTACATCTCGAGGTGCATACAAGCCGTTCAGCGGCTCTAGGGACTTGTTGCCTTCTACTGCGATCCTGGTGGTATTGGGTGGCCGGTTATCTTCCGTGAATAAGAAGTTACCCATCCCGATCTCTTTCACCTTATCCAAGAACCGGGTGTTATGAATCAGCCGCGCCATCTTGGTTGTGGTCTTGGCGTAGTTGACCCGGGGATCCTGGTACTCACCCAGGAGCGCACGAATCTCAGGCGCTATGTCTTTCCGCTTCTGCAAGATCGACAAGTCTTTAGCACCCAGCTTGGACTCCTTGATGAAGGACTCCATCGATCCGTATGCAGTGCCCTCCTTGAGAATGTCATTCAGCACCACTTCAACACGCTCAGTAATGCGATCAGGATCCATGCCGGACTCTTCCATCCGACTGCTTAGATATCTCCTGGCATCATTCAGCACGTTGTCCGGCACATTCTCGAACCACTTAGAATCATCAAATGCCCGGTACGATCGGTTTACATACTTGCCGGTGTTGGAGCGTATGACGTTTAGCAGGCTGAGCTGGGATATTGCCTTTTGAATATCGTTGATTGGCTGACGCAAATCAGTGCTCATTCCCTCTGCCGCAGCAGACTCCCGGAACTGCGCTTTAGCCTGGTCGAGAATGGCATTAGCTTCGCGCTTATTGTCCGCCTCAGACGCTCTCATGTAGGCGTCCAGAAGCTCTCTCTGGGGCCCTGAGAATGTCGCCAGGAGCTCTCCTGCCTGTCGGTCAAGAATCTTGATGTACTGCTTAGACAGTCCATCAATGCTCTCTCTCATGCCGATGATGGCTTCTTTGACCGGCTGCGGCAGTGAGTCATCCAGCCTGCCCGCCAGGGACTCATTCAGCCTGGCTTGC